CCGCTGGGTGCCTGCGGCTGGTACTGCTGGTAGCCGCCCCAACCGCTGCCGAAGCCGCCGCCCATGCCGTACATCGGCGAGAATCCCTGATTCATCCAAGGCCACATAGGTTCACTCCGTAATCGCGGCCCCGCCGAGTTCGGTCAGCGGAACGGTGCTCTCGGTGTCGATGACTTCGCAGAATATGTCGCTGATGCGGAACGGGGCCTGGATGTACCCGGCACTCGTCGCCGCAGAGGTAAGCGCGTTCGAGAAACGCAACTTGAACACGCGCCCGTGGACGCGCGGCGACAGCAGCAACGGGAAGGATACAGCCTGCCGGTTCTCGCCGTACTGCGTCAGGCGCGTTGCCGTGGAGTCGTAGACGCGCCCCTGTGTGTAGCGCACCGTGGACTCGTCATAGTCGGTGTACACCTGACAGTTGATCCAGTAGTTGCCGGACGACAGGTCGCTGTTGCGATCCCAATTCTGGTTGTATGACGAGATCGAGCGCAGAATCAGGTCGATGCGCGTGAGCGTCTTGCGCTCCAGCGTCCCGAAGTCGAGCCATCCCGTCTCGACCTGTGCGTTGACCGTGTCGGCAGTCCCGTTCTCCGGGTCTGTGACATCCGCGTCCTTCGCCGTCGTGCGACCACGGAACTCCAGCAGCGACCCGTCCGGTCGGAACACCAGCAACTGCTGCACGTCGCTGCCGATCGAGGCGTGGTGGTTGGTCATCATGCCGCCGCCGACAATGTTCGGGTGATCCTCCAGCCACGCCTCGTCCGTATCGTACTGGTAGACCAGCACCGTCGAATAGGTGGCCGTGCTCGCCGGGAGCGCGTCTTGATGCCGCTCGCTGCTGCCCGTGCCGAGCACCCAGATGATCTGCCGCTCGCGCTCGTCGTGCAGCCCGCAAACGACGCCACTCGTACCGTCAATCTGCTCGGTAGCCAGAAGATCGCGGTACGCCTTCCGCGCGACGAGCCGCACTTGCGAGCCGTCCCAGACTGCCGGTCCCTGCGGCGTCCAGATCCAGTGCAGACCGTTCGCGACTACGCAGCGGTTGGTCATACCGCGCTTGTCGAGGATGCCGAGTCGCGTGAAGTCCGAGCGTCGATTGAACGTCGACTGGAGAGATTGCGTCGCCGACAGCGTCTCGCGCGAAAACCAGCGATGCACCGTCAGGTCGTCGCCGAGACACTTCATCTCGGCAATCTCGTTGCCCTCGCCATCGAACGTGACGAAGTTCGGTGCTGCCGTCTGCCCCGCGATGCCGGTGTGCCAGAGCAGGAAGTCGCCGCGCTGCGAGTACCAGATGGTGCGGTCGCCGTAGAGCCCGTTCGGGTCGGTGGCGTAGCCGATCATCAGGCGGTTCTTGTAGACCTCGGCGTAGATCCCGCGCGGGTTGTTCGATGCGTTGAGCGCGGAGTCGGCGCCGATCTGCGCGGGTGTGCCGAGTGCCGTGTTGTAGAACCAAGTGCGCAGCACACCGGCTCGCGTTCCCGAGAGGTATGCCGTCAAGTCGATTGCCACCGGCACGCCGCGGTCGCTGGTGATGATCAGGTAGCTGCGCCCCGCTGTCGTCGCCGGGTTCGCCGCGTGGATCGAGGCCGCAGTGTGCGAGACGAGCTGCTCGAACACGACGCACGAGCCGACGCGATTCACGTCGGTCGTGTTGGTCGCCGTGCCCGCGAGGTAGCGCGCGAGCGGGTCGATGAACGATCGCGTCTTGGCTCCGCTCGTCCCTTCGTAGACACGATCGAGCGTCACCGTGAACGGCCCCGCGCCAGCCGCAGCCGTGACCTCGTAGACCTCGGAGCTGAACCCCGTGCCCGAAGTCACGTCCGCGACGATCAACTGCCCCCTGACGCGAAGAGAGGTCGTGGTCGCGGTCGCGCTGCCGTTGGTGAACGTGATGCTCTCCGTCACCGCGGGCGTGTAGAGCGCAGAGAACCCGAGCGAGTCGTATGCGAGTGCCCAGTATGGATTCGCGATCACCGACAGTTCGGAGTTGATGTCGAACGCCCACCACCAGTCGCTCGACGCGATGCGAGCCTTGAGGAGGCGCTGCCCCTTGCGCGTCCACCACTCGTTGTCGCGCAGTCCGACGTTGTAGCTGCCGCGCATGTAAGTGCCCTGCAGCGCGCGGTCGGTGACGCGCGAACTGTTGGCACCCATCAGCGGGCCGAGCCCGACGACGCGAACCTTGCCAGCCATCAGGCTGACTCCTCGACGCCCCACACGACGCCGCAGTAGCGGATGACACCACCAACGATGTCGAGAGACGCTGCGAGCTTCAGCGTCGTGTCGATCGCCGTGCCGCGCACGCCGCTCCCAAGGTCGATGGTGAACGGACCTGCCGACCCCGTGATGATCGTGCCCGCCGCTGCCGTCGCGGCGAACGAGCCGACCGGGCAGATCACAACCGACGACGACGAGGAGTCGTGGAAGTAGAGCGTTCCCGGCTTCGCCGCCGCGAGCACGTCGCGCACGATCGCGGTGATCGCAAAGCCACGCAGAACGAACCGCCTGCCAGTGCTCGGCGTCCAGATCGTTACCGCCGTCGTGCCGGTGATCGAGTCACCGATGAACGGCTGATAGATGTCGGACGCAGTCGCGCTTCGGGTCGTCATCTGCAGCCCGCCACGAATGGCGAGCGACAGGTCGGCGAATGCGCGCAGGTATTCGGGCTCGGCCACTACAGCCACGAGTACGGCGTGTAGGTCACGCCGCTCCCGGTCGGGTAGCCCGACTCCATCCGACCCGCGCCCGTGCTGGGCTTCATCGTCATCTTCGCAGGCGACAGGCGCTTGCGATCGACGCCGACCGCCTTCGCGAGCTCGTTCGAGTAGAGCTGCGACCAGATCTGGAACTGCTCCGTCTCGCCGTAGTACAGGCACCCGTACCGCGTCGCCGCGATCTCGACGAGCTTCGGCAGGTAGAGCGTCGCGAAGTTGGTCGACGAGTCGCCACTCAGCGACGACGGGTACTCCCAGACGCGCTCGCGGATCGCATACGTGTCGTCCGGAATCGGACGCAGCACGTAGCTGTCCGCGTCGCGCGCCCAGACCTGGGGGAGTCCCTCAAGCTGCTCGGTGAAGGGTGGCATGAAGATCGACTCGTAGTCGATCTCCTGCAGGAAGAAGTAGTCCTCGCCGGACGCGCGCCGGATCATGATCCAGCGGCAGTCCTTGAAGGTCGTGGGGTTCTGGAAGGCGTAGGTGTCGGTGCTCGCCGTCAGCGTGCGAGTCCGCGTGATCTCCATACCGGACCAGTTGTGGTCGGCGCAGATGTCCTCGCGGATCGCTTGATCGATCCAGGTCTGGACTGCTGTGTTCTCAGCAGTCGCGACCCCGATCCGACCGAGGTTTGCCTGCACCCTGGTCTGCAGTTCGAGGCGCGTTGCCATCGACCGTCCGGTAGCCCTTCTGCACCCAGTTCTTCAGGTGCTCGTTGCGCGCCGCGCGCCGCTCGGTTTGAGGTCCGCGTTGCTGCCGACCACCGAGCGCCTCCCGAAATGCACTCAGAAGGCACCCGGCTTCTGGTAGTCAGGCCGCTTCCACGGATCCCCAACCGGGGCCTTGGGATCGAGCGGCGTCTTCTTGACGACGTTCGTCCCTTGGCCCGCGTTGGTGATCGGGTTGCGACCCGGCTTCAGGCTCGCGTCCTGCGGATACTGCCGCCCGGCGAACGCACCGGAGCGAGCTTTTTGAAGCCGCTCCGAGTGCGTGTTGCCGCGACGGCTCCCCTGGTTTCCCAGGCCGTTGTCCATCTTCAGCTCGCGGTGAAGGCCGCGTACTTGATGGTGCCGGAGCCCGACACCGCCTTGGCGGTCGACGAGAACGACGACTGCGGGCTGGGTCCGCTCGGGAAGTGGTAGCCGTGCACCATGAAGTACACGGTGCCGGTGCCGGTCGAGTTGCCGCAGAGGATCTTGATCTCCTCGCCGGCATTGAACTCGGCCTTGGTGCTCGCCGAGAAATCGACGCGCACCTCGTCGCCGACCACCAGGCCGGAGACGACACCGAACGTACCGATGGTCACCGCGTCGCTCGCGTCCGCGGCCGAGCCGGGGTACTTGCGGCGGCTGACGGTCATCGTCTCCGTCGCGGTCGCCGTGACAACGCCGACGATGAACGAGATCGCCATGACGCGGAACGGCCGCGGGAAGATCTGCGTGACCGAGTTTGCGCCCGAGATGTCCATCGACCCGAGCGAGTACCCGACGAGATTGCTGTAGCTCTGCTCTGCCATTTGCCCGCCTCCTTACAGCGAGCCGAGGGCCACGACGCGGTTGTCGGGCTCGGTCGAAGAGTTGTAGGACCAGATGTGCGCGAAGCCGCCGAGGTAGTACCAGGCCAGCGCCATGTCGCGGCCGAAGTCGCCAGGGATCGCCTCGCGGATCTCCTCCATCGTGGCGACGATCTCCATGACGGGATCGTTGCCGAAGATGACGGCCTCACCCTTGTAGGCGGTGGTGCCGATCTTGCCGGAGTTGCCGAGGTTGTCGTTGTTGTTCGCGACGCAGCGCGTGCCGTAGATGCGGCCCGTCTCGCCCGAGAACAATTTTTCGGGATCTCCGTAGTACTGCGCCTTCTCCCAGTCCGGATCGTCCTTCAGGGCGCGCATCGCCGGGACGGAGCCGATGCAGATGTAGTTGACGCCGTCCCACGGCTCGACCGGCGCTGACGCCGACGACCCGTAGACGCCGTACTGCAGCGCGTCCACGATGTTGCGCAGATCCCAGACCTGCCAGTCGCGGCTCGCGGTACCGCCCGCGGTGCCGCTCGTGCCCCACGTCGCAGCCGGCGAGTCGGTCGCGCCGGTCGGCGTGTAGATCACGTTGCCCGCGTAGAACGCGTTGCTCGCGCGCCAGTCGATCGCCTTCGCCTCGTCGTCCGAGAGACGCGACGAGATCGGGTCGCGCACCTCGAACTCGGAGAAGGTCTCGAACTCCTCCATCCACGGGATGGCGAAGCCCGAAGGCACCGCGGTGCAGGAACCCTGCGTGATCAGGAAGTTGCCACGCGGGATCGGATCGCCGAAGCCGATGATGCGGCCACCGCGCGGAGTGCCCGACGCGTTGCCGATCTTGTCGAACAGGAGCACCTGTCCCGACCGCTTCCCGTACTGCCCTTCGCGCTTGCAGAACTGACGGAAGCGAACCTGCGGCTGGCCCATCGCGCGGGCCTTGCGGCTCAGAGTGTTGTTCGAGAAATACTTGCCGGTTGCGTTAGTCAGCCAGTCCATTCCTGGCATTTCTGCTTCCCAACCCTCCGGACCACTATTCGGTTGAACCCATGCGAGCCCTCATCAGGCTCGCGCCCACTGCCCCTCGTGCGTCAGCGACGCCCGTTCGCGACGTAGCGGTCCTGACGGACCCGGTCCTCGCGGTTGCGCGAGCTGTCGCGGTACTCCTGCGAGTCGATCTGGTTCCACATCTTCTTCTGCCGAGCGGCGTCGAGCTCGCTCACGGCCTCGGCCAGCTCGGCGCGCGGGTCGCGCGGCATGCCGTTGTTCGGGTCCGCGAGGCGCTGCTGCGGCGCGAAGTTCGCACCCGGCGGGCCCTGCATCTGACGCGCACCCATCTGCTGCTGCTGCGCGAGCTGCGCTTCCCAGGCGGCGCGCTGCTTGACGGCCTCGCGCACCTGGTTCGCGGCCTGATCGGCGTAGCGCGACAGCTCCTCGGTGCGCCCCTCCTCGATCATGCGCTGCGCGTCGATGCCGCCGGCGCGGAGGTTCGCCTCGACCTGTGCGCCGAACATCGCGACATCCTGGTTGTACTGCGCGAAGCCGTTCCAGAAGCCCTGGTACGCCTGCGAGAGCTGCTGCATGCGGCGCTCGTTCTCGATAATCTGCCGCGCGCGGTTCTCGGCCTCCTGCGCCGCGGTGCCGATCACCTCGCGCGTGTAGCCGAGCGGGTCGGCAATGACGCGCTCGCGCAGCGTCGCGTTCACGCGCTCCAGATCAGAGGGCGACGCGGGCGGCGGCGGCGGTGCCTGCTTCGGCTGCGTCACGCGCTGCTCGATCGCGTTGAGGCGCTGGCTCACGCCCTGCGCGAACTGGCCCAGATCCTGCCGCAGCGCCTGCTGGAACTGCTGAAGCTCGCTGGGCTGCTGCTCCTGATTCTGCTCTGACACTCAAGACCCCCTGTCGAATCCCCCGAGAGGGATGTTCCCGACGAACTGTTCCCGCGTGCGTGTCGCGGTGACGAGATGCGCGTCGCGCTCGACTGCCTCGAGGAAGAGCGAGAGTTCGTCGAGTTCTGCGACCAGAGCGAGGTTGCGCTCCGGGTCGGTCGACTCCTCCCACTCGGCGAGGGCGAGCTCGCGGCGCTTGGCGATTGCCGGTCGGCGCTTCTCGCGCCAGCCGAGCGGCGTCAGCAGGTAGGCGAGCGCGAGCTGGTGCTCCTCGCGCGACATCTGCGGCGTGCGCTCGATGGTCACTTCGGCGTCCGGGTCGATCTTCTGAATCGCGGCGCCGAGCGTCTGCCCGACCTCGGTCAGCACCTTCAGGCGGTGCCGGATGCCGTCCGCGTCGAACGACGACTTGCCTGCGATGCCCTGCAGCAGGAGGCGGCGTCGCCGGGCCAGATAGCCGGCGATCGCATCCTCCCACGTAGCAGGGGCGCCCGCGGCCACGACCGAGGCTGCATCACTGCCGTTGTCGAAGTCGCGCAGCTTCACTTCTTCTTGGCCTGCTTCCAAGCCGCCATCAGCAGGCGTCCTTGCCGCCGCCGTGCGCGCCCTTCTGCCCACCCGAGCAGTGGTCGCCGTCACGGCACAGGTGGTCCTGCGACATCGGCCGGCCCTTGCCGCCCATCCCGCCCTTCGACGGCGCCTGCCATGTACGAGCAGGCTTGTTGCGCACCTCTCCGCCGCCAGATTTTCCACCCTTCATGGTCGCGCCCCTTAGCCCCTTTCTTGCATCAGTGCAAGGAAAAATCGTGCAATCCTGCAAGGTCCTACTTGCCGCCGTCCCGCTTCCGGCGCAATTCTTCCATCTCGCGCCGGTCGCGCTCCTCGCGCAGCGTGATCTCGCGCGCTTGCTGGACCTTCATCTCCTCGAGCCCGCTCTTCACGGCCACCAGCGCCACCGAGATGTCCACGAGCTTCGTCGTGACGTTGTCGAGGAGCTGGTCCTGACGCGAATCCTTCGCCGCCTGCTGCGCGACGAAGAACCCGCCCGCACCGAGCGCGATGCTCACCAGGATGGATGCCGTCGTCGTCGCGACTGTCTGCCAGGTTGGTCCTTGAGACTGGTTGGACATCAGCCACCCTTTGAGCCTTGCCCATGCCCCGAGCCTCAGAGGCGGTAGAACACGTGCCGTCCGATTCGCGCGACGATCTTGTCCTCCGACGCCCACGAAGGGACACTCGGGAGGGAGCGCGGATTCAAGTAGTGGTTCGCCCCACCCGTTTCGTCCGCTGCTCCCCACGACGCTTCCAGCGCCGAACGCAGGCAGTCGCTCCATGTTTCCTCCGAGACGAACTGCTTCGGGTTGAACATCCGCGGCAGCGTCGGGCTGCCGACGTTCCAGCATGAGAATTGCAGCCGCTGTAGACACACGTCCTCCGGTCGGTCAGGCCACCGTTCGTCGCGAACTCGGTTCATCACGACAGCCGCAACCGCTCGCTTCCCCTCCATGGGCTCGCCCGCGGCTTCGCCGAGGATGGTCGACGCGAACACCATCAGCCCCGGCCATTCGTCGGGCGCGAACTTCGGGTTCGGCACCGGCAGGAACCACTTCGTCACTTCGTCACCGTGAAGGTGTAGGTGTGACAACCGGGCAGATTTGAGGCACTGAACAGGTGCGCCCAGAAGTACCAGCGTCCCGTCTCGCGCAGCAGTGCGCCGCCGATCTGCGTGCCGTGCGAGTAGTATGCCTTGCCGCTGGGCGACGAGAGCGTGGACTCTGCATCTGCGCAGCTCGCGTTGCCGTGGTTCTGCGACGCCACCGTCACGATCGCAGGTCCGTCGCCCGACACGTCGAAGCAGAGGAGTCGCGCCTGCCCGTCCTCGAAATCCTTGACCACCGCCGACGAGAACACCTCGCACGGCTGCGGCCTCGGGCTGTACGTTGGCTGCGGAGACGGGATCGGCGGGTTGTTCTTCTCGCAGCGGCGGTAGCACCGCTCGAGGTTCGACTTGGCCGACTCGGGCAGCAGCGAGAAACCCGCGTGCGCAGCTCCCCACAGAATGAACACCGCCAACGCAGCGAGGAGCAGAGTCGCGATCATCAATGGCTTCATCGTCCGATCCTCCACGCGACGAACGCCAGCGCGAACGCGAGCGTGCATCCCCATGCTGCGGCTTCGAGCAGCATCAGTTCAGCGACCTCGCGAGTTCGATCCAGTCGCCGATCGCGCTGGAGTACATCAGCGTGATGCTGTTGTTCTGATCCATCAGCATCGTGCCCGCGAGTTGCAGCCCGTTGCCATCCGCGAACGTGAACGAGCCCGTCCCGCCGTTGGTGTAGATGATGTAGATGATCTGCCCGTCCACACCGTCAGCGATCTGCGGATTGCTGGTTAGCGTTCCCGTCGCTCCCGACGCAGTCACCTTGATGTACGTCTCACTCGGCGTGATTGACGATCCAGCCGTGTTGAGGGTCTGCGCCGAGCCGGGCGTGTAAACCGTCGTGTCGGCGTTGCGAATGCCGATGTTGGTGCCCCCAAACGAGAGTGCCGCGATGTCCACACCGATCTGCGTGGTGACGGCCTCCGTCCCGGCACCACCCGCATTCGCAGTGTCCTGGATCGACACTCCGGTCATGGTAGTCACGGTGACCGATGCTCCGTCATCCGCACCGTTGTCAGTGCCTACTGTTGGAGCCCAGTAGAGCCCCACGCCAGCGAGTTGCGTGAATGCCGTGCTCGCGTTGATCGCGGAGAAGAATGGCGTCGCACGGACGCTCTGGTGCCCCTGCGTGCCGCCTGACGGCACCGTAACCCCGCCCGAGCCTCGCACGTTGGCCTGGTCGAAGAACGTGAACGTGTTCGGTGACGCCACCGCGACGGAGTTGTCCACGACGTGGTTCCCATAGAACAACTGCACGGCAGGCAGATTCCCCACCGCCGTCGTTGAGTCGTCGTGCTTGATCGTCATTCCCTTACTTGAGACGCCGCTGTACGTGCCCAGCAACGCGCTCGCTTGGCCGATATGCACCGTGGGGTTGATCTTGAGGATCTCCATGTCCGCCGCGACACCGGAGAAGTCGTGGTCGTAGGGGAATGTCACGATAGAATCGTCGGCACTGACGGCTCCTTGCGAAGCGCCGACTCGCACATCGCCGTCGAGGTTGGCCGCACCCTGCACGTCAAGGTCGTAGGTCGCCGTCACTGCCCCCGTCGCCCCGAACCGCGCAGGCCCCGCGTGCCGCATCTCCGTAGTCGTGCCGACAGAACGCAGCGACAGCGGCGTCGTCACTGCCGCCGTGTCCAGATCCTCAACGTCGAGCGCGATGTACGTTGGCAGCGACAGCGTTCCACCGATCTCGTTCGGGCTGTGCAGCTTGAAAGCACTGAAGGTCGTGTTCGTCAGCGTACCACCAGCAGCGACGCCCCACGACGGGTTGATGTCCACGCCGGTCGTCTGCCCGATCGTAAGCGTGGCACCGCTCGACGCCTTGTAGGTCGGCTTCGATAGGAACGAGATCGGCTGGTACGTGTTCTGCGTCGCCGTGTTTGCGACCTGATTGATCACGCTCGCGTCGAAGAACGCATCCTGGAACAGCGGCCCGCCAGCGGTGGACGACGTGAACGTCGTGCCCATGTGGAACCCGGTGTACTGGTAGAGCAAGCTGCCAGTCGTCCCGGTCCGGTCGATGGAGCCTCGCGCGCGGAACGCCTGCACTGCCGAAATGTCGGGGACCGACAACGTAGGGTTGAAGTCCACCAGCGAGTAGCCGCCGCCATCGGACAGCGTGACCGTAGGAGAGAACCCAGCGACGTTCACCTGCGAAGCATTGGTCGCGATGCTGGGCCAGAAGTCGAGGTACCCATCGACCTTGACGCTGCCGGTCGTGGTGTTTGCGCTGTTCGGCTGCAGCAGGAGGTTCTCACCCGTCTTGCCTGATCCGTAGAGCTTGCCGGTCTTGCTGCTGCCCGTGGCCCCGCTGTTCGCAAGCGTGATCTGCCCGTTGTCGTCGGTCGAGATGATAGTGTTGTTGCCGCTGCCAGAGCGTCCCGCGAGCAGCGTGTTGAGCGACGCCGCCCCGGTGACGGTAGCGGCGATCGAGTTCTGCCACTCGAAATCGCCAGTCGTGGACTCGTACGTCAGGATGTACTCGTCCGTAGGGCCGTTCACGGCCTTGAGCATCGACTCGGTGATCTTGTCCGCACCTATGGTCGTCGTGAGCCCCGAAGATGACACGTCGCCCGTGAGTGCCAACGCACCGAAGTCACCAGACTCCGGTACGTCGTCATCCGTCTGGCACTCGACACCCGTTCCTCCCGCTGTGCCGCCAAGCACCTGAGCGTTCGTGCAGGAAGAGGCGAGATTGGTAACCGTGATCGGGTCGGTGCCACCGAGGCTGTGCTCGGAGGCGTGTGTCTCTTCTTCCAGATCGGCGGTCACGTCCGTTCCCGCGTTCTGGGTGAGTGCGATCACGCCTGCGGATGACAGGGTGACCGGAGACGTAGCACTCGACGGGATCGTGCCGCCCGAGGTGGGCAGCGTCAGCGAGACGTTCGATCCCAGCGCGGGGGCTGCGATCTCGACGTAGTTGCTGTCGTCGGTGTCGTACAGCCGCAGGTCGAGGCCGCTGCGGAGGTCTGCGTACCCGTCTTCCACGATACGCGCGAGCGTCAGCGCCGTGTTGTTCGAGCGGAACACGAACGCGTTGCCCGTCGAGCCCGCCGCGATGTCCGCGTCGAAGTACATGCTGTTCGACGACTTGAGCACGAAGTGCCCGGCAGGGGCAGCGGTGAGCGTCGAGCCGGTAGAGCCGCTGAAGCAGTCGCCACTCGCGCAGTCGCCGACTGCCGTCACGTCGCCGGACCCGGAGGGCGTGGAGCAGGTGAAGTTCCCGCCCGCGTCCACGGCCGAGAAGAAGTCACCCGCCGAACAGGTGTTGGCGACGACGCCCGAGCCGCTACCGCCCGGCGGATAGTAGGCCGGACCAGTGGCCCAAGCCTGAGAGGAGATGGAGGCAAGGGCCAGCAGGCCGAGCAGGAGAGCGCGCGCCAGCACGAACCCTCCTCACTTCTCGATCAGCACACCGACGATGACGGTTCCCGTGTCGCCCTTGCACGACCATCCCGTGTCGCGCACGGAGCGATTCACCGGGATCGAGCCCTTCGCGAACAGCGAGAAGCCCTCGCCCACCGCGTCGCACACGCCCGCCGCTGCCGTTACCGGGCAGATGGTCACGAAATTGGTCGCGTCCTCGTTGAAGAACACGATCGAGCGCGCATTCGCCGTGGCCGTGGTGGCGACGAGAGCGATGTCGCCCGCCGTGGTGCAGTTCACCTCGGCGTAGGTCCGCGTCGTGCCCTGCTGCTCGCGCACGTAGAGCGGATTGGTGGGAGTGCCGCCCTCGGCGTGCGCCGAGCTCGAGAGCGCAACGAGCATGAGGGCGAACAGAAGTCGCTTCATGATAAACCTCGCGGGGGCCACGGGCGCCCCCGTCAAGTAGCTGGTCAGGAGTTGGCCGGCTCGTCGAGCGCCAGCACCATGCCGACTACCGCGATGACGCCGGTCGTGATGGTGTTGGCCGCACCGAACTTCAGGACGTTGTTGGCAGCCGCGAGCTTGAGGCCACCGTCGCCGTAGTCGATGTCCCAGAAGCCGTAGTGGACCGTGACCGCGTCGGTCGCGGAGATGATCGCGCCACCCTGCGCGGCGCGGGTCGCCGTGGTCGCGCCCGCGATGCGGCCGATGCCGACGACGTTCGCGATCGCGTTGTCGCAGACCACCAGCGGGTCGCCAACCGTCGCACCAGCGAGCACGGTCGTCACGTATGCCTCGACCAGCACCTTGTAGACGCGCAGGTACAGCCCGGTCGCCGGGGTCGCGAGCGTCGCGAGGCCGGTCGTGGTGAACGATGTATTCACCGAGCGGTAGGTCGCCTGCATGCGCTTGCGCAGCGCGATGTTGTCACGGAATTTCGGATCCATCTCTCTCTCCTTGCGTCTCCAAACGCAGGTTTTCTACTCGTCTCCCCGAGCAGGTAGGGTCAGGCCGCGATCGGCGGCCCCTGCGCTTGGGCTTGCGCCGCGAGCGCATCGGAAGAAGGCGGGGGCTGCCCCGAGTTGGAGGCTACAGGCGCAGGGGGTCCGGTCCCGCTCCCACCACCACCCGGCGCAGCCCCTGCCGCTTGTGCCTGCTGCTGCAGCATCATCTGCTGTTGCATTTGCTGCATGCCCTCAGGCGTGTCGGGGAGATCAAGCTGCTCGGGGTCGAAGCCGAGTGTGCTGATCGCCGTGTAGAAGATCTTCAGCATGTTCATCGGCGGGATGCCGAGTTGCTGACCGAGCGACATCAGCTGCATCAGGCGCTGCATCAGGTCTTGCCGCGCCATCATCATCGAGATGCCGCGCACCTGAATCTTGGTCGGGACGTTGAGCGTCTCGAACCGCGTCACCTGATCCTGGAAGAACTGCGCCGCACCCGGCCCGCCGAACTGCTCAAGCAGGTCGGAGAGACGCGGGTCGCCCGCGTCGTTGCCGAACTGCAGGATGAAGTCCTTGACCAGATTCAGCAGGCGCTCGAGGTCGTTCTCCTCCAGGCGCCGCGCAACGTTGTGCAGGTAGGCCGTCCCGGCCGAGGTCTTCGACTGCACCTCGGTCGCGGTAGGACGCCCGCGCGAGCTCGGCGAGCCGTCGATGAACTCCGAGATCTGCGTGGAGCTCTGCCCGATCTGCTCGAGCTTGTTGTACAGCGGCCAGAGGTTATTGATCTGCGTCTGGAAGTTGATCTTCCGGACGAACTCCTCGCGTCCGCGGTAGATCTTGCCGGGCCACAGGTGCTCGGGGGTCGACGGCTCGTCGCACTTCGTCTCGTCCATCAGGAAGATGCCGAGCACCGCATACATCGCGTCGTCGATCATCAGGTTCAGCACCTTCTCGCACTGTTCCTGAACTCGGGAATCGGCGTCGCACAGCGGCATGCCCCACGGGCGGCCGTGATAGGGGAGCGGTGTCGAGCAGATGTAGCCGTTCTGGCCGCGCCAGAGCGGGTTCGGGCAGGCGCGCACCAGCGCCTTCTCGTTCACCGCATCGAAGCACCAGTTCTCGCAGACGATCCTGCCGTCCTTGTCGTAGAGGTTGCCGACGTACCGCTGCAGGAGGTGCTGCCGGCGCGACATGGCGCGCGAGTCGAGGAGCTCGGTGCGGCGGTAGCGCGACTCACGCGTCGCGTCCCACGACACCGGCTCGCCGATGCCGTCGAGCGAGTCGTAGATGCCCGCGTCGACGCGCGCCTGCAGATCCTCCTCGTCGACCGCCGACTCCTCGATGACGAACTTCCCCTTGTAGAAGCCGCCCGCGTAGGGATCGGGGTAGACGCACCACGCCGAGACGAAGTCGGTGCGGAACTGGTTGCGCGGCATCGACATGGTCGACACGTAGGGCCGCGGCGGCTGCGGGGGCGGGCCAGCCTGCGGCCCCATTGCCATCGCCGCCTGCTGCCACTGCTGCATCTGCATCTGCCACTGCTCGACCTCCATCGGGTCGGGCTGCATGACGTGCGGGCGGCGCTCGACGAAGTTGTCGACCGAGACGCGCAGGAAGCCGGTGCCCAGCAGGAACGCCTGCTCCCACATGGCGAGCACGTTCTCGATCGTGCGTGCCTGCTCGACGACGATCCCGAGCCAGTGCTGCAGAAGCCGCGTCTGCGGCTCGTAGTAGGTCTTCGGCTCGTTCAGAACCTGGAACCACTGCGGCGCGTCGAGCAGTACGCCCTGGAGCTGCGACAAGGTGACGCGCAGCTTGGTCTGCACCTCGGGCACCTTCACGCGCGCCTGCCAGGGCTGCTTCATCCTGTCGAAGGTGCGCAGATGGTAGAGGTCTTCCATCCGCCGCCACTCGTCCTCGAGGCCTCGGCGCGCGGTCGCGGAGTTCTGCCGCGCCGTCTGGATCGACTGCAGGATGTCCTGCTCGGTCATGGCGCGGGCGCGCTCGATGTCGACGATTCCGAGCTGCCGCCAGTCGTCGCGCTGTACGAGCTCGGCCCAGTTCGGGCTCGGGAACGGAGCGAGAAGTGATGCGGGCGGCGGGGGCCCCTGCATTGCGCCGCCGTATGCGGGTCCGGGGAGCCCCCCGGCTCCCATCCCGCCGCCCAGCACCTATCGCCTCGGCACGTACCCCGGAGTCACGCCGAAGCCTGCGTTCGTCCACTGCGAGGTGGGCCGAACGATCGGCGACGGAGCGGGCTGCGGGGTCGGAGCAACGGGCATGCCGCCCGCCCCATACGCCGAACCTTGCAACTTTGCAAGCTCCTGTCGCACGAGGTCTTGCACCACTGCACTCATGTCGGACGACTGGTACTCGGGCACGCGCTGCTGCGCGAGCGCCGCCTCGGGGATTCCGGCCGGCGGGATCTGCTGCGCAGCGTACCCCATCTGGGGCGCGTCGGGGTCGCGGTAGACGCCCGCCTGCATGTTGCGCTGGAACCGCTCCTGCCAGCGCGCCGCCATCTCGGGCGACGGCTCGCGCCCTTCGTGCGCCGCGAACGGGATGCGGTCGCCGCCCATCGAGATGTGCGCCTCGTTCGCCAGTCGCGCGTTGGCGCGCTCGAACATCTGCGCCTCGTCGCGGTCGCCGAGCCGGAACTTCTCGAGCAGGATGAAGCCGTGCCGGCACCAGTTGCCGAACTCGCGCGGGTCGTCGATCACCGCCGCGCCGATGAGGCTCGCGACGATGTAGCGGTTCTCCGGGTGCATCCACGCGGCGCGCACCTCATTCCCGCCCTGCTCGTAGCCGGCGCGAAACGCCCCCTGCCGCAGCGCGTCGACCTCGGCGTGTGAGAGCAGCAGCGGCGGCAGCTCGGGCTCGGGCTCGAGCGGTGCAGGCGTGAACTCGGCCTCGATGATCCGAGGCTCGCGCTCCTCGGCTAGCTGTATCCCCTTGGGATCAGGTGCCGCCAGTCGCTCGGCGTCGTGTACGACTCCGCCAGGCTTGGAGCGCCGCCGCGGCTGCGCGTCCTTCGCTCCCCTGGGTCGTCCACGTCGCTTTGCTGGTAGCTCATTGCCAGCGGGCTCCCCGACGCCAGCGGCCCCTCGTCCCGCAGCAGCTTCTTGAACGTCGGCTCCGCTGCCCGAAGATACATCGCCAGGTCCACCCAGTCCTTGCCCGTCTGCTCGTAGAACTTCCGGTCCCTCTTCGACGGATCTGCGACCCACACGAACCTCCTGAAGGCCCACAGCGGGCCCTTCTGCATCTCGGCGACGCTGCGACAGATGCGCAGCTTCGGCACTTCCTTCTGCTCGGCACTCGGATTGTAAGAAGGGCGCAGCCAGTCGTGCAGGGTCTGCACGTGGGTGTCGACCGACTCGCGGTAGTCGATGCCCGCCCGGCGGAACTTCTCGAACCAGTCCTGTTTCAGATCGGCGTCGATGCGGTGCTTGCCGCCGCGCCGGTCCATGATCGCCAGGTCCGGCTGTCGCCCGACGAAGCGCCGGTGCGCCTGGATGTCGCGCACCATCCTCGAGAAGCCGTCGTTCGGCACCTGCGCGGCGTGGAACCAGTACCAGTTCTCGTCGGGATCGACCGTGAACCAGCCGCAGTGCAGGGGGCGCTTCATCGCCGGGTCGACCACCTCGACCACCGGCCAGCCCCAGCGCCGCACGTCGATGTCGGGAACGACATGCGTGTCGTCGAGCACGTAGGGGAACTCGAGGTCCGCGACGCCCGCGAAGATCCCGAACTCGCGCGCCGCGCGCTCGGCCGGCGGGATGAGCGCGAGGAAGGTCAGGATCCGGTCGTGCGGCAGGACGCCGACGCCGGGGTTGCACTGCGCGCAGTTGGCGTGGATGTCGATCGGCGGGAAGATCGCGACCGCCCCGTAGAGCGGGGAATCGGGATCCTTCCCCGGCTCGATGAGCTCGTCGAGGATCCACGCCTCCTTGAGCGGCGTCAGCGACAGGTCAACCCGGCCGCGGCGGGCCATGAGACCTCGGCGCACGGCGTTGAAAATCGCCTGCGGCGGCGGCTCGTCGAACCAGGCGCGGTCCCAGACCGCACCCTCGAACACGGACACGTCCTGCTGGTAGGACATGAAGACCGCTTCCGCGCCGGTCGCGAAGCGCCAGAGGTAGGGGAAGCCTTCCGCGTTCTTCTTCGGCGGGCCCTGCAGCATCCCCGGCGAGATGAACTCCGAGAACTTCGGCAGCACGTTGTCGCGCAGCGCGTCAAACGACTCGCCCGACACGAGCGCCCGGTAGCCGCGCCTCGAGCCGCGCTGCGGCCGCGCCTGGTCCTTGCCGCCGAGCGCGATCGGGCGCATGCCGGTGCAGCCCGAGATCGTCTCGATGGCGCCCCAGGTCGTCTTGCCCTGCTGGTTCGGGGCGACGACGGGGCGAATCTCATTCTCGGCCTCGTACCAGGGGAGCTGGTACTTGAGCGGCGTGAAGCGCAGGAAGCCGGTCGAATTGACGATCGCGTCGGTCTGCTCGGTGAGCTGACGGAGCTCCTCGGCCAATTGTTCCGGCGTCAGACCGGAAAGATCAGGGGGATTTTTCGATTTTTCGTGCGCCACCGCACGACGCGAATAATCTCTTTCTTGCAGGAGTGCAAGAAATCATTCCACGTCGAGGCAAATCATCAGGTCGCGCTCGTTTGCCCAGCGGACAGTAGCCGGGTCGACCAGCTCGAGCAGCGTGTCGAAGTGGTCGCGCGTGCCGCAGCAGTCGAGGCGCACGGCGTGCGTCCGGTCGAAGTTCTTGGGCTCCCAGATCAGCATGTGACAGCCGCAGCGGAACAGGATCGTGTCCTTGTCCCAGATCTCGAGGATGCCGAGATCAGGGATCATCGCCGGCCTCGGGCTCCGGCGCGATCTCGCCCGGCAGCAGGTTCCAGCCCGGATCCTTGATCGGCACCGTGGGGTCGAGGTGCTTCGCACGAAGATCCTCGACGTAGCGACGCTCGTCGTCGTTCAGCTTCACCATGCGGTGGAACGTCGTCGGGCGGCCCTTCGGGTACTCGCCCTGGTACATCCTCTCGGGGTGCCACGGCAGGTCGAGCATCTCGCGCAGCCACATCTCGCAGAGCTCCGCCGCCCACGGGATCGTGCCCCACATGCGCAGAGGCACGAAGTAGTCGTCCGCGCCGCCGACGATCACCGTGTCCTTGGGGTCGATGATGCCGACCCACGCGCGCCAGACCATCGGCTCGTCGTCGTCGACCGTGAGCCCCGAGACGCAGCGAAAGCCGTTCACGACCTTCGTCTCTCGCGTCACGACATCGCGAGAGAGCATCGGCTCGCGGTGGCCCTTCGTCTCGAGCCGCTCGAGCGCGATGCGCTGGCGCTTCGAGTACTTCGTCAGGTCGATCATGCTTGACGCTTCTCCTTCTGCCGGTCGCGCCAGCGTTGCTGCGACTCGCGGTTCTGGCGTCGTCGCTTCTCGGTCTTGCGCCTGCGGTACTCCTGCGCTCGCGAGCAGCAGTACGCCGTGCAGTACAGCGCGCGCGTGCCGCCGCGGTCGAACTTGTCGCCGCAGAAAAGGCACTTCGCGATAGAGGGAGCCTTCATCCTCTCGCGGTCGCCGGCATGAGCAGCGGCGAGACCGGGACGAAACCGAGCTCCTTCAGCAGTCCCTCGAGCTCGTCAGTCATCACCGGCTTGCCGGTCACGAGAGCGAGCAACGTGCACAGCGCGCGCCGCTGCAGTTCGAGTTCCTTCTGCACCGCCGGCAGGTCTAGAACGTTCGGAACGGCGTCTTCCACCCGGACCCCCTTCTACTCCCCGACCGAGCCGAGGCTCGAGCACGCCGCCCCATGCGACGCCCCGAGCCATGCGGCCCGTCAGATACCGAGCAACTATTTCCCGACATAACCCAGAATACGTTGCACGACAATCCCGTCGTATGAAATAATCCGCGAATGGAAGAAAAGGTGACTCGAGCCGAGATGCGTCGTCTCTGGGCGGCAGCGATCCACCGCGGCCGTCCCGAGAGGAAAGCCCAGCAGCGCGACGCGAAAGACGAGCGCCGCCCGATCTCCGCGGCGACGAAGAAGAGCTTTCGCCGCATGAAGCGCCTCGCTCTTGCTCTCGAGCAGAAAGTGGCGCACAACAGTCCCGCGGTTGAACTCCGCGGGGGGGGCTGAAGAGAAGCCGGGCTAGTCACCTGGCCTGCCGAGAGCACGACCACTCTCGGTGATCACCTCCCCTTCCCCACCTCAAGCCTTTCGGCCGGCGTAAGCCGCAGACGGTGGGGGAGGGGGGCGTCTGTCTCCGACAAGCTGTAGCTGCATCTGTAGCTGTAGCTGAATCTGCTACTTGACCCTTTCCAAGCGCCGCGACCGGAAAGGGGCCCCCGTGTCAATTCTGCCTTGGGGGGGTGATGGTGGCGACTGGCGACCGGTCATTCACGACATCGATGTCGCGCGTCGTGAATCAGCGATCATTGATACACGATATCAATGTCGTATTACCGGCAACAGAAATGCGCGCGGCGTCGTATAGGTGCCGTACTTGAACGGCGATTCTCGAGCGCATCAGGTGCCGCATCGCTTGCGCTCGAGCTCGGAATTTTTCGTTCGTTCGTTACCTTTCTTCGTTCTTGTGCTCTATCTGCTATTGACTAGAGATAGCCCATCCCCTATCTGTCGGGTGAACGACAACGCGGCGACGCCGCAGGGGGATGACCATGACACTAACCGAACACGAAAAGAACGAATGGAATCGCCTAGCTCTATCCGCACGCGAAGCGGGTCGTGATCGCGTTTGGATCACATATTTACAGCCGGAATGGCATCATCCCCGGATGCCAACACGGGTGTATGACGAGCTGCAAGAGGGCTATCGCGCTTGGCTAGTGTCGGGCTGGGAAGCGTTCGATCGCACCACGATCGGACTCTTGCTCAAGTTCGAATTGCACACCGCCGCCTGAGAGTCCGCACCGAGCCCCTTACGGGGGGCTCTACTGCGCACTTTCGCGCTACGGGGGATAAGATCATGACCACGTTTCAATTGAGTTTCGGACTCGACAACGCATCATTCGCAGACGATCCGCAGACCGAGATCGCGCGCATCCTACGAACCGTGGCGGACGAGATCGACAGCCAGCGACGCACGATCCTCGACGTTGGCTGCATTATCCGGGACTCAAATGGCAACCATGTCGGCGGTTGCATGGTCACGGTGAAGTAATGGAGCGCACCGCCAAGCAGCTCGCGGCCATGTATCGTAATGCCGTCAGGGAGCAGCAGAAGCTACCGATCGACCTGCAGTGGACCATGGGTCCGATGATCAAGGAGCTTGCGGCACGTTACCGTGTAGCTACCGAGGCAACCAAGCTACTCGGTCGCACGGAGCGCGCGTGAACATCACCGTCACCATCCTGACCTGCCAGCGTTGCGGCCACACCTGGCCGCCGCGCAAGCCTGATGTCCGAATCTGCCCGAAGTGCAAGTCGGCGCGATGGGATACGCCGAAGAAGGAGAAGAAGCCGTGACCGCTTGGGAATACGCAGGAGCCAAGATCGCGTTTACGACCGGAAATGCCGAGTACGATCGCAAGACGTGCGTCGCGAAGGATCTAGCCGACGAAGCATACCTTCGCGGCGGCATCGACGAGATGCACACAGAGCTGAAGTGGCTCTACCGCCACGAAGCCGACCCGGTGATCATCGCCGAATTCGAGCGCCTGTACCATCGGCAGATCATCAAGGCGGATTCCGATGCCACCCTGTGAGTGTGGACACGACCTCGGGCACCATAACGATCTTTGGCAATGCAAAGAATGCGATTGCCGATACTACCGCGCCGAACAAGACGACGAAGAGTAGATTCACCACCCGCCACAGACCCCCGGCTAACCACCGGGGGTTTCGGGCCCTTAATCGGACGGGGGCGGGTCGGGCGTGATGTCGACCGCCTTTGAACGCCGCTCGAGCTCCTGCGTGATCGCCAGGAGCCGGGCGGCTTTTTCGTTCAGCTCGCCCACCGTGGCCGTGCTGCTCTTGCCCTCGAGGTGCGCGATCTGCTGCTGAATCAGGAGCCATTTGTCGATCAAAATCGCCGCGACGGTCGTTGTCGTCTTGACGCCTGTCGTGAGCTCGTCGCCGGGTTGCAGCGCGAGCAAGTGATGCCCGACGTGCTCGAGAGCCTTTTCCGCGACACCGAGCACGCGTTGCGAGAGACGTTGCACGCGATCAGGCGTGACCGACTGCGCATCGAGCGCCTGCAGGATCAGCGACGGGGCCCCGTTGCCGATTTTCGCCGGCGACGCGATCCCATCCGCGACTGCGGCGAGCAGCGCGCTCGCCTGCTTGCCAGCATCGCTCTTTTCCTGATGCGGCGTCAGCTTGCCACGCCCTTGCCTGCTTACCCGCCCGTGCACCTGTCGTTTCGGCATTCCTGACCCCTTAACCGGACGGGGGCGGCCGGCAGGACGCACGGCCCATCCGCACGCCCCACCGCCCACCTTCAGACGAACCCAGAGAATTTTCGTTCTACCGCATCCTGCACTTGCGCGTCAAATGCAGACGTGCAAGAGCAGATGTATGCTCACGACAAAGCGAAGGGTCCGACGAAAAATCTCCCCGAACGTTTCTCGACAGCGCGCGTGGCAGATCAAGCAGCGCGAGCAGGGACTCTGCATCCTGTGCTCCGAGCCGGCCTGGCGACGCGGCTCCTGCCACTGCCCGAGACATCGCGCCGAGCACAACGAGCGCGAGAAGGCGCGCTACCAGCGCAAGATTAACCCGCCGCCGCCACCGTCCCTCTGGTGAACGCCGCGGCCGCAAAGCTGTCGCTCGGACTCGTGCCGCCGTTCGGCCTCGAGGACGTGAAGCGTGCGTTCCGCGAGGTCGCACTGCGCGTCCACCCGGACCACGGCGGCAGCGATGTCGCAATGCGCGCGGCGATCGAGGCCCGTGACGAACTCCTCTCGTGCCTGTCCCGCAACCCGCAGGCATTCGCGCGAGCGGAGAAGCCGAAACCCAAGCAGACGTTCTCGTGGCGTCGGAGCGCGAAGGGAAACCTCACGACCCCGCTCAACAACGGGTACTGGGGAACCATCTTCAAGACCGCGTTCGGCGACTACAAGTACGTCACCCGAAACGACTTCTCGGCGCGCAGTTTTGCGACCGAGGACGCGGCTCGCGAAGCCGCGGAGGAGAGGTGGGGGGCCGCATGAAGGCACGCAAGATATCGAAACAGCGCGCGTATCAGCTCCGGCAGCGCGAGAAGGGGCTGTGCGTTCTCTGCCCCTCACCGGCGTGGAGGAGCGGGTCGAGTTACTGCCGGTCCCACCTCGATCGCCACCTTGAGCGAAAGCGCGCAACTCGGGATGTTGACCTGCGGCAGGAAGGGGCGTAGGTCATACGCCCATGAAATCAGACTGGTTGCCGACCATGCCGATCCACGCGGCGAACTGGCTCGCCGATCCACGTATCCGAATGCTCACACCGGCCAAGCGATGCGCCCTCATTGAGGCGCTGCTGCAAAGCTGGATGCTCGGCGAGCCCGTCGCCGTGAACCCCGCAATCAAGACCGTTTTTGAGACAAATTGGGCCCAATATTCTGCAATTCGGAGCGAAATGACTGCAGCATACGAAAAGCGCACCGAACAGCGAAAAGACGCCGCCAATGCTAGATGGTCCGATGCGGGCCGCATGCGAGCCGCATCCGGGCCGCAATGCGGGACGGAGGGAACCCCAACCCCAACCCCAACCCCAACCCCAACCCCAGCAGCTTCTGCAAAGCAGAAGCGTTCCGCGCCGTCGCGCGGGAACGACACCTGGCTCACGCCGTTCGGGGACGCATGGCGTGCGCGCTACGGAGGGGAGCTCGCGTGGTCGCGTGCGGGGTCCGCGTTCTCGCCTCTTCGCGAGGAGCACGGCGCGGAGCGCGTGCTCCGAGCGTGGGTCCGGTACGTCGCCGCGACCGAGGCGCAGTTCGCGTCGCCGCAGCGGTTCGCGAGCACGTTCGGGCAGTGGGACGGCACGGCCCCGCCGGCAGAGCGTCCGATCGACGCTCGGGGGGCGGCGCGGCAGAACGTCCCGGCCCCCCTGCCCCCCGACCCGGAGTTCCGAGCGCGATACGACGAGTCCATGCGCCGCAGACATGCCTCGCAATCGCGATTAGAGCCCCGCAGAGCGACGAACGCCCCGAACCCTACCACCGATGACCCTTGGGCCGATGACGCACCGCTAATCGAAGATTGTAAAGATTGCATGGAGGCATGAGGTGCCCACGTTCGGCTCTCTCTTCGCCGGCATCGGCGGCATTGACCTCGGGCTCGAGCGCGCGGGTTGGGAAGCGAGGTGGCAGGTTGAGATCGACGACTTCGCAGCTAGCGTTCTGGCCCGACATTGGCCCGACGTGCCACGCCACCGAGACGTTCGCGAGGTCGGCCAGCACAACCTCGAGCCAGTCGACCTCATCGCGGGCGGCTTCCCCTGCCAGGACATCTCGGTCGCAGGGAAAGGCGCGGGGCTCGACGGCGAGCGATCTGGACTGTGGTTCGAGTTCCTGCGGATCGTGCAGGAGCTGCGACCCACTTGGGTACTCGCTGAGAACGTCCCTGCTCTCCGCACTCGAGGCGCAGACACGGTGCTCGATGGCTTGGCAGCGGCGGGCTACTCCTGCTGGCCGCTCGTGGTGGGTGCTCGCCATGTCGGAGCGCCGCATCGAAGAGACCGAGTCTGGATCGTGGCGCACGCCGCAAGCAGCGGACGGGACGCACAACCACTGCGAAGCGCCAGCGCACCAGAAAGGCACGGTTGCCTTGCCACTGACGCTACAAGTGCGGCGGGTACAGGACTGGACGACGCGCTACGCGCAGGGCGGAACGTCGCTGTCGACGCAGACGGCGGGCGTGGAATCCTGGCCGACACCAGCTTCGAGGGACTGGAGGGACGACGGGGACTGCCCATCGGCGCAAGAGAGGAGGTCGCCGTGCCTACCGGCGGCGGTGTCGATGACGATGTGGCCCACGGCCACGGCCACGGACGCGAAGGCGAGCGGTGCAGCGGGCTACTCGACGGAGAGCGGTCGGCACAGCGGCACGACGCTGACCGACGCCACCGTTGGCCCGCGCGGCCCGGAGAGCCGCAGCACGACTGGGAAGAGCCGCGCACGGTTGAATCACCGTTGGGTGGCGCAGCTCATGGGCTTTCCGAGCGACTGGCTGGAAGGCATCGACGTGCCTCCCTCAAAGCCCTCGGCAACAGCGTCGTCCCGCAAGTCGTCGAAGCCATCGGACGAGCAATCGGAGGTGTGATGTGAACGTGAACGACACGCCGAAACCTGCGTTCTCCGATACGGAGCGCGCGATCGTCGGGCTCGCGAGGGCGTGGATCGGGCAGTACACGCGCTGGTGTGACTGGTGCCGCGGCCCCCTGAAGTTGCGCGATCTGCGCCAGTACATCGGCTGGTGCATGGAGCTCGGCAAGCTGCTCGGGAAGGACGAGCGCCTGCCCGAGCCAAAGGTCTTCTGCAACAACTGCGCGCTCACCGCGATCCCCGAGCTGCTGCGGCAGCCGGTCGAGACGGTACCCTTCTGATGCTGGTCGAGATCACGATCGAGTTTCGCGGCCAGACGGTGCGCCAGCAGCTCGAGGTCGAGCCCACCGAGATGCGCAGCGCGACCTCGATCGTCGAGTCGAAGGTGAAAAGGCTCGCGAAGGAGTACCGACAATTCAAGCCGAAGGTGACGTGGCGCGAGGTAGGTGGAAAATAATCCGAGATAGATCTTGACTGCTTCAAGAGCAGATGCAACAACGAGGTCGGAGGTTGGATTATGGAGCTGAACGACGAACAGAAGAAGGCGCTTGAGTCGATTGAGACTTGGGCCAAGGCGCTCAAGGAGTTTCACTCGGCCGAGGTCGACTGCTTTGAGAGCACACTCTACTTTCTCGCGATGTCGGTCGACGAGGCGTGCAAGAAGTTCGGCGTCGAGTCGATGACGCAGCTCGTGCTGCGCCAGACGCAGACCGAGGCCGAGCGCCTGCGCGAGATCGAGCGCGATCTGTACAGGAGGGCATCGCTGTGACCACCCGAGAGAGAGCAGACGCGATCGCGCGTGCAGTGCACGCACGCATCGGCAAGGCAATGCAGGAGCTCGCAACCGTCGCCCCGATGGTGCAGCGCGAGCACCCATTCTCGGCCGTCGTGACGATGCGCGGCATCATCGACGACCTGCGCGTCGTCGAGGCGCTGATCATGGAGGAGGCGCGCCGCGACCGCGACGGCGTGCCCACCGAGTCGCTGATCTGCGGCGCGTGCGGCGAGCACGAGGCGCGCTGCCAGTGCGCCGACGCCTGCGACGTGTGCGGCCGCATGGAGTGCGACGACATGCACGAGCAGGACGCGGCCGCCTACGAGCCGCGCGCGAGGTTGTGATGGGATCACTCTTCGGCCGCCCGCCCGCTTCCAACGACACGACCTCGCGCGCGGCGGCAGACGCGATCCGCCCGCATCGCGAGTCGCTGCGCGACCGCGTGCTCGGCACGATCAAGTGCCTGAATGGCGCGACCGCTTGGGACATCGAATTCGGCACCGGACTTTCCGGCAACACCGTGCGCCCTCGCCTGCGCGAGCTGGTGCAAGCGGGTCGGGTGTACGACAGCGGCGAGACACGTCGTCTCGCATCCGGCCGCAAGGCCATCATCTGGCGCGCCAGGTAGGCGAGCCGCACAAGCACAGGAGGCAAGAGATGAGAGTCGGAGAAGCGTTCCCCAGTCGGTTCCTGAAGGCCGAGGATCTGCACGGCAAGAAGGTCGCGGTGCGGATCAAGTTTGTCGAGATGGAGAAGGTCGGCGAGGACACGCGCCCGGTCGTGACCTTCGTCGGCAAGGACAAGGTGCTCACGCTCAACAAGACCAACGCGCTGATGATCGCGAAGCTCGTCGGCACCGACGACATGGACGAGTGGGGCGGCAAGCAGATCGTGTTGCGCCCCGACGTGACCACGTTCGGTGGGAAGCCGATCGACTGCATCCGCGTCGAGGCGATGCCGAGCGGCGGCGTGCCGGCGGCACCCGAGCCGCCCGCAAACGACTTCGACACGTCGGACGACGACGACCGCGTGCCGTTCGATCTCGACGACTGATAACCGAGGGGGCGGTGCCCGCGACCGCCCCGCTCCACTGGGGGACGATATGAAGTTCGAACAAGAGATCGCAAAGATCACAAAGGGAATTCCAGATGTTCTCAAGGAGTGGAACGAGGACCTCACCGCTCGCGAGGAATTGATTCGCGAAGAGCGCCGTCGCTACTGCCAAGCCGCTAGCAGGGCGGGACTCCCAATCAAGGAATCCGGCAACGGGTACGAGGGGAAGTGGAAAAACCTGATCAATCAAATGACCGGAGAATTCGGGCCAAAGGATCTCTGGAACGCCAACGGAAGAAGCGGGAGCAAGCAGTCAGTCGACAACGCTCTGCACGCTGCTCTTTATAGGGGGGAAATCGAACGTGTCCGTCGTGGAGTCTATCGGCGGCTACTGGGGGGATGACATGAAGCTGACGAACAAGCTGGGACTTCCCGACGCGCTGGTCGCGGCGGTGGCGAACGACGACTACACGCGCGGCGACGCCGACATCTCGGTGACGCAGCTCATCGCGCCGCCGCAGAAGGTCGAGCTCGAGCGCCGCCACGCCGACGAGCTGGTCGAGGACGCGGCCGATCGCATCTGGCTCCTCATGGGCAAGGTGGCGCACGGCATCCTCGAGCGCGCCGCGAGCACGGGCGTGCGCGAGACGCGCCTGTTCTCCGAGATCGCCGGCGTCAAGATCTCGGGCGCGTTCGACCACCTGTCGCTCGAGGACGGCGTGCTCTCCGACTACAAGGTCACGTCGGTGTGGAGCGTCAAGAACGCGGGCGAGAAGGGCGAGTGGGAGCAGCAGTTGAACGCCTACGCCTACCTCGCCGCCGAGGCCGGCTACAAGGTGCAGGCGCTGCGCATCGTGGCGATCTGCCGCGACTGGCGCATGGGCGACGCGGCGAAGTACGCCGACGACGGCTACCCGCAGCAGCAGGTTGCGGTGCTGCCGCAGAAGCTCTGGAACCTGGGCAAGACCTATGACTGGCTGCTCGAGCGCGTGACGTTGCACCGCGAGGCGCGCGAGGGCTCGCTGCACGAGTGCTCGGCCGAAGAGCGGTGGGAGAAGCCTGGCGGCTGGGCGTTGATGAAGCCCGGTGCGACGCGCGCGACGCGCGTGCTCGCGAACGAGGCCGACGCGCGCAAGCTCGCCGCAGCGACGAAGGACATGCAGGTCGTGTTCCGCCCCGGAGTGTCGGTGCGCTGCGAGTCCTACTGCGCCGCGGCGCCGTTCTGCTCGCAGTTCCAGAAGGGCAAGGTGGCGGCATGAAGATCCTCGACATCTACGGCAAGGAACTCTGGTCTGACGACAGGCCGACCGTGCGCGAGTCGGTTATCGCTGCGGTGGTCAGCGCAGCTGACCTGCGCGACGCTGACCTGCGCGGCGCTGACCTGCGCGACGCGAACCTGTACGACGCGAACCTGTACGACGCGGACCTGCGCGGCGCGGACCTGTACGACGCGGACCTGCGCGGCGC